GGGTTGTCTTTGTTTTGGAAAAGGACAATTTGCGACCGTCGCGGAATACGATGATGGTTCTATCATCGTATTCCTGCCATGCGATGGGGTCGCCTGGGGGTTGGGCCTGCTTGGCCAGCGCTAGTATTTCGTTCGGGATGATCTGGTCTTGCATGTTCATGGCTGACCTACAATCGGACGGTTAGAGAGACGTTTGCTCCGAAGTAGTCGAGTAGGGATGTGGCGGCTGCATCGGCGACGACTTCGACGAAGAAGTATTCTGCGTCTCCGTCTATCCATTCGGGGGTGGAGAGGGTGAGGGTCATGAGGTGCTCGTCCACGTCGATGCGCTCGGCTGCGGTGTCGTGACCGGTGTCGTAGGTTGTCGTGACTTCGGCCACGGTGAGCAAGGCTCCGTCTGCGCCCAGGGTGGCCTTGTATAGATGTGCTTCGAGGGCATCCAGCGCGGCGGTGACGACGCGGAAGTGAACCGCGACGGATTTCAGGTAGGCGCCTTTCAGGTCATTGGCGTTGGCGAGGAGGTTGCCGAGGGGGATGTAGGTAGTGGCGGATGCGTCGGCGGCTGTGCGCCGGGCGTACCATACATTGGATGCGACGGTGGCTGTCCATGTGCCTGCGCTGTGGGCGAATTGGGTGAATGGTATCCATACGTAGATGGCTGCGTCGTGGACATATCCGCCGAGTTCTGTGCTGTAGCGGGTGATGATCTTGAGCTTGCGGGTGATGGCGGTCTTGAGTTGCTGCACGTCTACGACGGCTTCGAGGCTGGTGGCGTAGGGGAGCAGGTTATAGAAAACCAGTCCACCGGCCAGCGCCAGCAACAGGGTTGCCAGCACGTTTTGAAGGAATTCGTTCATGATGTTTCTCCTGTATTCCTGCGGCTCGAACGGGCCGCGGGTTGGTCTATGTCCCACCATCAGCGGGCGAGAGCATTTCCGCTGATGGTGGGTGGATGCGGTGGGTGAGTGGCTTAGGCCACGTTGGATTTGTGGAGCGGGCGATAGTCCGCTACACCGACGGCCAGGAACTGGCGGACCTTGATCCTGCTTTCGTCGTTGGCGAACATGGCCGGGTCGATCTCTGAGCCTGCGACGAACACTTGCGGCATGACTCCGAAGATTTCGCCGATCATGATGCCGGGGACGAGCTTGGGATCTACGGCGGCCGCCCAATCGGTTGCATCGGTCCACTCGGGGACGGTAAGCGGTTCGACAAACCCGCCGTAGGTGGGGCCGCCGCGCGCGGCAATAGCCGCTTCGATGGTGCCGGCCCAGCGCGGGATGAACAATGCTTCAGCGTTGGCTTTCAGTTCTCGGGGCACGAGACAGAAGCGGGGTTCGATTGCCTGGGGTTTGCCTGTTCCATAGATGCCGGTGGCGTTCTTGACCAGGAGCGGTTGACCATAGACGGCTGCGGCGACTGCGTCCCAGGCGGTGAAATCTGTGCCGAGTGCGGTCGTAAGCAGGTTGGCATGCCCGCCTGCCGTGGTTACGGCCGTGGAGTTGAACAGGGCGCCTGTATCGGCCAGGGTGGGGCCTGCGGCTGCGTTCTGCGTGAAGATGGCTGCGACCTGCTCCGAGATATTGCGGATGCCTGCCAGGGCTGCTTCGCGCGGCATGCGCTTCAAGGCGCCGATATCGTCCCTTAGCATGGCTTCGATGGTGATCGGGATGTACCCGCCGTACTTCGACCAGTCGGTTGTTTCCCGATTGTCTCCTATGTTGAGCTCTGTGTATTCCCCGCGCTCGGCGACGGTGGGCAGGCTGGAGATTGTGCCGGTCTTTACCCATGAGACTTGGTTCAGGTTGGTGAAATGCTCGACGGTGACGATCTTCTGCCACCAGCCATACACCTGCTCGAAGTCTTTCCATGCCTGGACAAGGATCTTGTTCATGACGTTTGCGACGATGCCGGGGAAGTTGGCGGTTACGAGTGAGTATTCCGGCCAGAATCCGCCCATGAATTGGACATCGCCGGTTGCCATGAGATAGGCTTCCTGTATCCCGCGCAGGCGGTGGACCTTGATACCTGCTTCTGCCGGCGCGCGGTCCACGCCAAACAGGTCTTCGACGGCGAGCCTGAACTGGTCGGTTGAGTTGTACACGCCGTACACGGAGCGGGCCGGGCCCTGGATGGTGTTGGCGGCGCTGATCTCTGCCAGTTCGTTTCTCTTGTCGGTGATGGCTTCCTGTAGTTCGGAAGCGGTGAACGGTTCGCCTTCGTTCAGCCGTCGTTCGAACGGCTTGCGGATGGCGGCCTGCGACGCGGCGGGTAAGCGGCTGGCCTGCAGGCTGGTTTCCAGTAGGCTGCGGCACTGCTCCACCAGCATTTGGTGAGCGAGCGCCTGCCTGTCTTGCAGTTCTGCTATGATGTGATTCGCTCCCTGCAATTCGAGTGCCGCGCGCATTTCTTCGCTTCGCTCTTCGGCCTGGACATCTTCCAGGTCGGCTTCTGCTTCGAGCGCGGCGGGGTTTGTGACCTTCTTTTTCATGTATTTGTCTCCTTTCATGAATTTGGGATTCGACGCGCTGCGCGCGGCGTTACTCCGGGTGGTTCCGGGGTGGCTAACGGCGGTCACTTCGCCGATTAGTTCTAACTTGTATTCCTGCAATGCGTCTATGCCTGTGCCTTCTACGGCTGGCGTGTTGACCGCGCTGGTCTCTTTGCCGCGCGGGTTGATGAAGATGAGCATGCAGGTTTCTTCCCGGCTCTCTGTCACTTTGTATTTCTGGCCGGGCCAGTGGCTGCAATCTCGTGAGAAGAAAGAATTGTTGCAGATGGAACAGGTAATGTCGTCGTAGAACCAGCCGATTGAGAATCGATCTATCTTGCCTTCGATGAAATCCATCATCCCGCGGCGTGTGGTCAGGCGGATGGTCTGTCGGAACATCTGACCTTCGAGCGCCGCGTCGATGATTGTTCCGTCGCGGGCGTCTATATCGGTTGTGTCGTGGTTGCGCAGGAATGGCTGGCCTTCGAAGGATGCGGCGAAGGTCTCTAAGTCTTCGTCCTTGAAGATATAGGGGTTGCGGTTTTTGCCTGTGCCATAGACTCGGGCGTTGAAATCGAGATGATCTATTTCGCCGCTCTCGATCTTGGGCAGGAGTTGGGCGCGAGGCGGTATGTCCAGGGTTTCGTGGACGGGCAACGAGCGCAGTACTGGCGGGGGCAGGTTTTTGGGTTTCATGTTCTTATTGCTTCTCCTTGCTTTTTGTTTGGACAGTTGAAGAATTGCGTGATCATTACTGTCGCGGCTTTGTATCTTGCGAATCCACTTTTGGTGTAGGCCGGCTTGGCCATGTCTGTTGGTTGATCTTCTTCGCTGAACGGCGTTTCCTTCTGCCCGAAGGTTACATACTCTACTCAGGTGAAGGGCTGTTGTGTGACGTAGCGGAAGATGTCCTGGCGTTCGAGATAGGTCAGGCGCTTCGTGATGGTGGGTCGGCGGGTTGGGTATTTGCCGGGCATCAGTTATTCGTCCAGTGCGACAACTTCGATCTTGCCTTGTGGATATTGTCCGGGAATAAGAATGATCGCTTGCGCCAAAGTGCATTTGTGCTTTTCCAGCACTTTGTTGATTTCTTCCATCGCAGATTTGGCTCTGGTCTCTTTGTCTTGCTGAACAATTCTCGCGGCTGACTGGGCCGCGCTCTGGACTTGCGGGGCGGGGATGGTTTTACCTTTCATGTCATCCTTTCTACGAGTTCACCACTTCGCCATCTTCGGCGGCTATAGCTGCGTCTCTGGCGGTGTTTGCGTCCAGATTAGCTTTATATGATTTGGACGCGTCCAGAAGCAACTCCAAAACGCGCTTATCGAGTATCGCCAGTTTTTCGGCCAGCGTAAGCATGGCGTAGGTGCGCGGCGCTTCTTCTGTGCCGTGATTGCCGTCGCCGATGTCGAAAAAATAGTGCGCCGCCTGGTCTGCTTTTTTGTCGATGATCGCCGTTGGCGCGTTGTACTGAAATCTGTACGTTGTGTTTGGTGTGCCTGCAATTCGTGTTGCTGCCATAGCTGCCTCAATCGTCGTAATAGCGGAGATATTTTGTTGCCCCGCCGATTTTGACGGGAATTCGTCCAGTCGCAACGGTTAGATTTCCGGTTGCGTCGGCGGGCAATTCAAACACATATGTGCCGTCGCCGTCGAAGCGGCTGATACCCGCATCGATCCAGACCGAGTATGGATTGGTGATCGTCGCAGGCCCCGCGCCGCCGCCGAGCGGGGAATTGGCAATGTAGAGTGTCGCGGCGTTGGTCACAGTCAGCGCGTTTGCCGCCGAGAGTGTCGGGCGGGCAATATCAAAGTAATTGAAACCCGTTGCGGTCGTGATATTGGTGGAGCCCGTAATCGTGGCGGTTGCGGCGCGGAGTTCGATGCCTTTCCAGGTTGCGCCAGCGGTGCTAGCCTTCGTTTCGCTGCCCAGAAGCGATATGAGCCCGGCGTTGGTGTAAATGGCGTAATTTCCTACTGCGACTGTCTGGGCGGCTACATATACCCCGTGAAAAGTTGAAATCTGCCCGGTGCTGGTTTCTGTCGCTGCATCAATATGTATGCCGTATGCGTTAGTAATATTTCCGGTGCCTTTTGCGTGGACTGAATATTTCAATCCGTAGGCATTGCCAAGTGTGTTTGTTCCAAAATGCGATGCTTCCCCCGTTACACCAATAAGATTATTAACTGTTCCGATTTGTGACGTTTTGGTTTGTGCAGTCGCGTATAATCCATAATAATTGCGGACTACATTTGTTGATCCCTGCCCAATATACATATAACTTTCAGTCGCCCCCCGAGATGATGTATCTGTGGCAGGAGTTACGTTGACGAGTGTTTGTCCGATGCTATTAACTGTTAAGTAGTCTACTCCGCTGCTGCTTTCTACAACAAACACGTCAGACGTTTGCCCAACTGCGGCTTGCACCCGAAGACCGATTTCGTTAGCTGATAAATCTACTACTTGTCCCGCTGTAAATACATTTGCCGTCGCTAAGAGCGCCGCCGTCCCCGTCGCCGGAACTGTCAGTGTGAACCCGCCGAGTGCAACCGTCCCCCCGCCCGTGATCGTCGCCGCCGCGCCGAGTGTCAGTGTCGAGCCTGCGGCGTTGGCGATGCCGGTGCCGCCGAGATTGGCGGCGAGGGGGAATGTCAATGAATTCTGCTTTGCATCCAGCGCGGCTTGTAAATCTGTCTGGTTGGACAGCGTGCCTGTGATGCTTCCCCATGTGCCGCCGCCGGCTGTGATGGTGGTCCAGGCGCCGTTTTTGCGTCCGTAGGTGTTTCCATCGTGGGGCGCGTCGACCCAGCCGGCGTTGATGTGTCGCGCGACGCTTCGCGTGCCGGCGCCGATCTCCTGTAATGCGCCTTCCACGGTGTTGGACCGGTAGTACTTTCCTTCGTCGGCGATGCGAATTTCACTCGCCTGGTCTGCGGCGAGTTGAAATTCTTCGGCGAGGGGGTTGAATAGCACTTTCATTTGCTGGCTGTTACACTCATAAGTTTGTGGTCTTGGTAGACCATTTCTATAGTGCTGATGGTCTTGCCATCGGCGCGGAATACGATCGTTGTCATGTCGTCGCCCGAGTATTCGAACAGGATCTGCTCGTAATTGGACGGCACGAGTTTATTCATGGCTTGCAGGGCTTGGATGATCTCGCGCTGGTTGGCTGCGGCCTGGGCGTCTGTGACGGCCAGCGGCTCGCCGTCGTTGGGGTTTCGGACGGCTACTACCTGTCTCTGGTTCATTTGCGTCTCCGTCTGGCCTTTGGTAATACCGGTTCTGTTTCAAGGTCGTTGCTCGGCTTGTTTTGGCCGAAGGCGGCCGGTAGGACCTTGACCGGCGCCGGCTGCACCTGGTTCTTGATCGTGACTTCTGGCTGTTCGATCTGGTTGTGGATGTTTGTGACCGGCGCTGGCTGCTCCGGCATGTTGTTCTCGATATTGATTGCCGGCTGTTCGATCTGGTTCTCGATCGTGACAGGCATTTCCAGTTTCGTGACCGGCGCCGGCTGCTCTGGCATGTTGTTCTCGATTTGGACAGGGACGCTGACGGCCGGCATGTTGTTTGTGATGGATAGCTTGGCCGGCTCCTTGTTGGCTATGGCCTGGAATGCGTTTGCCAGTTGGTTTGTAAGGCTGTTCGATTGTTCTTCAGGATCGCTCGGTTCGTCTTCTTCTTCGATTCCCGGGGCCTGTGGCTGCTCCTGCGTGAGCGGCTTGCGTTTGATCTTTGGTATGGTCTCGTCTTGCCAGTCCCAGACTTCGGCGAACATCTTGTAGACCAGGCGCAGGAACTCTTTTGCGTCTATGCCTTCGCGGTCGTACAGGTCGGCAAGCTGCGGGTATGCTCTGCCAAGGGCCAAGGCTAGCGTGGCATTGTCGCGCTCGGTGATGTCTGGGCCTTCGATCGTGATATTTGTCTTGGGATCTATGCTCTTGTCGAATCGGGAGCGGACCTGACAGGCGACTTGAGCGAGAGAAACGAGCGTTGAAAAGAAATCGTCCTGGGCTTCTTCGAGTGTGCGGAATGTGGGCGTGCCGGCTGCTTCTGCGGTGGTTCGTGTTGCTGATTCTGGTTCGGCCAGCCAGTGGAGTGGAAAGCCGATGCCTGAGGCGATGTTTTTCTTGATGGCAAGGCCGTCTGTGGAAGCGTCGAAGGCGTCGAGCTGTGATGACAGGATGCCCCACTCTTCGCCGCTCTGGGAATTGAGTACGAGTATGGATCCCGGTTGGGGTGGGTTGGCTTTGAGCTGCTTTTCTCGGGCGGCTCTCTCGGCTTCTGATGCGTAGGCGCCGCGGATGACGTACATGAATGCGGTTCGGAAGCGGTTGAGTCTGACCCGATCTTCGAGCCAGGATGAAAAGCGTCCGATCCAGACCAGGAGCGGCGACAGGTCGGCTTCTCCCCAGGCGGCGCCTATGGGTTTATTGCTGGCGTAGTGCAGCATAAAGGTCTTTTGCTCTGCGTCCGGGTTGTAGGCTTCGTAGGATTCGGCTCCGACTGCGTCTTTTGTGTATCTGGTCTCCTGTTCGATGTCGTTCTCTTTGGTCTCGATCTCTTCGATCTGCTCGGCTGGCATGGCCCGGATGTAGGTCATCCCGGCTTCGTCCACGGTGCATAGGAAGAACAGGTTGCCTGTGCGGGTATCTTCGTCCTTCCAGCGTTTGGCATTGCGGCCGATCTGGTTTAGCGGATGGCTCCACCATTCGCTTAGGAAGGTTTGGGTCTTTGGGTCGTTTGCTGTGATGGTTATCCCTTTGCCGATCACGAATGATGTCATCAGGCGAACGATCCGGCGCGCGATGGGGTTTACACGCCAGGCGCGCAGTGCCTCGGCGAATACCTTTTTTCGGTCCCAGGATGTTCGTGATTCGTAGAGTGCTGACAGTCCGCCGGTAAAGAAGTTGTTGTCTCGCTCCGGGCTGAGTGCGAGCGACATCTCGAGCGCGTCGTTGAGCATTTGGATTTGTGCTTCAAGCTCTTTTTTTGTGGGCATTATGAAGTCTCCAGGGGGGTACGGGGGGCAAGCCCCCCGTTAGGAAGAGGCGGCGCGTGCAACGCCCGCCGGCGGAGCCGGCCTCCCGTCGCGCTAGTAGGCATGATCCATTTCCTGTAATACATCGTCGCTTTCGATGATGGTTGTCTCTGATGATATGTACCATTCGAGCTTGTCGAGAATGGCGGTGAGGGCATCGGCTGTGATGTAGTCGTCGTGGATGAGCTCGCGGGTGGCGGCGCTTCTGGATCCGTCCTTCACGCCCCATCGCATGGTCTTTTGCGGTCCTATCAGGATCTCGCTCTCGCAGTTTTCGTACTGCTCTCGAACGGTCTCTGATGGAGCGCAGTCCTTGAATCGGCCGGTTTCGATGATGCCGATAAATCCGTAGCCTATTTCTGATTTGGTCTGCTGTGTGAACTTGACCGGCAATACCCGCTCTCTGTATTTCTTGGCCAGCATTGCCCAGAGTCCTTCTCCGACTCCGGTTGCGTCGATCACGATGTAGAGTGGGTTCCAGATGGTGGCGTATGCGGTGAGGTTGCTGAAGATGGTTACGTGATTGTCTCCGTGCCACGAATTTCTGTGCACGGTGCGGTAAGTTGGCGCCTGTTGGATTTCGAGCGTGGAAAGGTCGATCTCTACGATGGAGAGTGTTGTATAGTCCCGGCCTGGGTTGCCCATGCCGTCGAGATTGATCAGGGCTTCGTCCTGTCCGCCTACGTCGATGAGCATGGCGTATATTGCGCCTTCGCCTGGGTTGATGATCTTTTCCCGGTCTGCCTGCATGAGTGCCAGCCGTCGGGCGTTGAACATTCCGGCGAGTTCGTCTATTTCTTCGCAGAAATATTGTGTCTTGATGAGGGGGTGTTGGCGGCCGAGTTTCTTGATCTCGTTGTCGATGAATTGTCCGTAGGCTGGCACGATCTTTCTGATGTTGTCGGCTGTGTAAAGGAATACGCGGCGGATGCCGTCCGCTTTCTCTGCCTGGAGCGCTGCGCGGGTCTCCCGCGCAAGCAGGGTTTTTGATGTCCAGACGGTTCCGCAAATGATCCGGGTGGCGTTGGTGGATGCGACCATGGGGACGAATTTCTTATCATAGGTGGCCGGCTCCACGTCCTGGGCTTCGTTGATGATCAGGGCGAGTGAGGCTGTAGCGCCGACGACATTGGCGCTTGCATCGGCGGAGAGAAACGAGACGATGCACTGTCCGATCATTCGCATGAAGTCGGAGCGCTTGGACCAGAACATTTTCGTAAGCAGGTTTGTGGACAGGCGCTTTTCGAAGCGCATGATGGCGTTGATTGTCTGGGGTTTGTAGGTGGGGTTTGCGACCACGATACCGACATCGCGGTGGGCGAACAGGTTACACAGGTAGGCCATCAGGTTCGAGATGAGCTCGTCTTTGCCGGCCTGCCGGCTCATGATGACGACGAAGGTAAGGCCGCGCTTATGGACTATGGAGTCGATGATTGCCTTGGCCGGCTCGAGTTGGTAGCGGCGCATGGTTATCCCTCCGCCGCGCTCGGTGAACGTGTTGAATTTCTTGGCGATCTGCTTGATGGTCTGTTTGAGGGTGCTCATGTGTCAGGTCAGAGGCCCATTTCAAGGCGGAGTTCTTCGAGTGCGTCCATGATGGATTTCTCGACGACTCCGCCTTTGCCGCGTGTCAGGTAGTGTGTTCTGATCATGGTGCTGATGGATTGAGTCAGGAGCGAGAGCGTATTGAGCGCCTTCAATTCGTTTTCTCCGATTTCGTCGAGGGGTACAAGCTCGGATATTCGAGAGACATATATTCGGAGCAATTCGATCTCATGCTCCACGCTGTGAAGGTCAGAGTTAGCAAGGCGAGTTGTCTCTTCGCTGCTGAAATTCTTCGAGTAGAAGCCGTGCTTCTCGGCGTTCTTGTTTCCGGGTTGGGCGCCCTGGCGCCTTTTGGGGTCTTTTGTCTTTGCCATGTCATTTGAAGATCCATTGCGCGAGCTCGGCGAGCGCGAGTGTGAGTGTTGGCCCGATGAGTGCCCATCGCCAGCGCCGGCGCTCATCGTCGTCTTTTTCCCGGCGCTGCTTCTGGGCTTCGAGAAATTCATGTAGTGCGGTTTCTACCAGGCTTAGGCGGGTGTTCATGGAATGCTTTTGGTCGGATGCTTCTCCTATGACGGTAAGCGCTTCCTTGACAACTTCTATCATCAGGCGCAGGCCGGAGCGTGTTGAGAAGTTTCTGTCATCTTCTAGCAGGTCGTCGAGTTTGTCGATGACGGTTGTGGCCGTGAGTGGGGTCATACAAATAGTCTGCCTGTGAAGCGTACGCGGATGGCGCCTTGAGAGTTTTCTTCAAGGCGCCTGGTGAGTTCCTCGAGAAGCTGCCTGGCATTCGATGCTTGCATTTCGATGTCGATGGCGGATTTGCGGCGCTGGATCCGGGTATCGAGTTCGGGCTTGAAGTTGATCGTTTCCACGTATAGCGTGATTGGGATCGGGATTGGTGGTAAGTCCATGGTTGTTCTGTCCAAAAAAAAAGCCGCGTGATTTCTCACGCGGCGGGTGGCGGGGCGCCTGTGCGCCAGTGCCAGCGGTCGCCTTGTCCGCCTGGGGTCCTGTAGGAGCGAAGGCGGGCGGCCGGACTATGGGCAGATATTACCACAAATTTCGAGTCAGGTGCTGCGGTCGATCATACTGATGAATTGCTTCAGGCTGCGGATGGCGGCGACTTTCCAGACATCCCAGTTTTGTCTTTGTTTGAGTGCGGCGTGTAGCTGGTCGTTGAGCGCGCGAAGCTGTGCTACTTCTTCCGGGATGTGCTTGAACTGTTCCAGGCGGTTCTCTATGCGTTCGATGGCCCGCAGTATTCGGGTCTTTGTGGTTGGGTCTGCGTTCATGATTGTTCTACTCATAATCCTTTCTATGGGTTCGCACAAACGATGATTGCCAGGAGCATCACACTCGCCGGGATCAGGAAATGGCCGAGGAGTAGAATCCAATCTTCCTTACGCTGTCGGTATGGTCCATGCGGGCGATACATGCTCACTCTCCTAGTTCGCTGCGAGTGCAGCAAGTTCCTTGAATGACCATAAAAACGCCCATGCGAATGCAAGAGCGACTGCAAGGCTGTACAAAACGTAGAGAATATCAAGTATTGTTTTCATGGTTTTCCTTTCTGTATGGCGGCCTGAACTTTGGCGTATTGTTCGAAAAGCTGTTCTATTCTTTGTGGTGGTTTGTTCTGTGTCCATGGCATGGTGTTTCCTACAAGAATGAGAGTTGCGCCTGTCTGCGGGCCGGCAGGTTGGCTGTGAGTGAGTACTGACTTCCTGCCTGCTGAGTGGTTGGCATGATCATTCCTACGTGGTATGGAAAGTTCTTCAGCACGGTTTCCCACTCCCGGACAGATGGGAATTGATCGTTTCTGGAAATTGTTAGCTGGATGTGGTTTATGTTGGCTGTGATCTCGATACGCAGGCCGTGCTTGAGCGTTCGGGAGACTGGCACGCCGGCCCGGTTGAATGCGTCCTGATACATGGCTTCAAGGATCTGTTGTAGCATTGCCGTTATCCTTTGCGGTTGGTTTTGCTTTTTCAAATAATTCTTTGAATTGCTGGATTTTATCTCGAGTCTTTTGTTTTATGAACATTTCGGCTTCTTTTTCGATTGTTAGGATGAGTGAGTTAGCAGTGTCGAGCGCCAGTCCCATACGGTAATTTTGGAATTCCAAGGTCTGGAGTCCTTCGTGGAGCTCACTTAGTGCCTGGCGTTCTAGTTCCCATTCGTCGAAGGCTTCGTCTATGTTGGTGGTGTGTCCGGTGATTTCCACGGCTCGCAGCATCCAGGCTTTGATTTTGGCGTCGAGCTCCTGGGCGAGTTCTTTCATGGGGCTTTCAGTGGTCAAGTTCTTTGGCATGTTCATATAGCCTTTCTATGATGCGGTCCCGGCTGGCTTTGTCCAGGCTGTGCCACCAGCGCCAGTGTTCGGGTCTGGGGGGTACGGGGGGCTTGCCCCCCGTTAGCAGAGAGGCGGCGCGTGCAACGCCCGCCGGCGGAGCCGGCCTCCCGTTTTCCCGGTTTCTCCGGGGCCGGATGAAAAGCATCTTGCGGATGTTTGGGTTTGATGGCAGTTTGCCATGGTGGATCAGCTGATAGATGTGATAGACGTTGACGCCGCGCGCTCTGGCCAAGTCGTGGTATTTGTATTTGCACTTCCTGAATTCCCGAATGAGTTTCTTTGGTGTTGCGGGATGGATGAAGGGCGTCTGGCGGTCGTTCATTGCTTGCACACCGTGCTTTTCAGGTATCTTGCATTGGCGTAGCCGAGGGTTCCTCGTTCCGTCTTGATGTACCACCAGATGCCGTAGGTGATGACTTCGACCTGTTCGTCGAAATATAGGTAGTCAATGACTCCGGCTTTCTCGTTGGGTGTTGCGCGCAGGTGAAGAGATTGTAGGGCTGTGATTTTGGCACAGAGTGGTGTGGGCGTTGGGAGTTCGAAGACGGCGCCGGCTGCACCTTCGTCCTGTTCTGGCGGCGCTGTTGCGGCGTGTCGCTGTTGTGCCATGATCGGCTGGACCTGGCTGGTCTGCCGCGATGGGGCCGGCGGCTGGATGTTTGGTATTGTGGTTTCCAGGCATCCTGAAATGATCAACATACCAAATAATAGGACTATGAATCTAGTCGTCTTAGTAGGGGGTGTGTACATTGTGTACAAATCCTTTCTGTAGGGTAGATTTCATTGCAGTGTAGAGTAAATCTGTACACATGGCGGGATGTGTACATTTTTGGAACAACTGCCCCGCCATGTGTACAAGTGCCTTTTTAGGCTCGATCGGTTGGTGATAACTCGCTTTCCCTGTGTACAATGTGGACAAGTGCCCCATTTTGTACACAGGCTCCTTGTGGATAACTTACCGGCTCGGGGAGCTGCCGCCAGCTTTCCTGGAAGGTCTGCCAGCCGTAATCTGAGACATACCACGGGCAGGCAAGGTCGAAGTCTGTCAGGCCCTGGATTCGTGCCAGCATTTTTGTCTCTTCGCTGGTGGGCCAGCATTCCTGGAATCCGCCGTAGACGGTCATTTGTGGTGGTGAAATTCTCATTGCGGCTTCCTGGTAGATGTGCTGGTCATGGACTCCGAGTGCCTTGAACTTGGCGCGCTTCTCGTAGTGGTAGGCGTACCACTCGGCGCGGGCCTTCTGGATTTGCCGGGCGGTGATACTGCTATGCCTGGGCATGGTCGCCTTCAGGGTTATGGCTTGGGACCGGGCAGGGTCCGTTATCGCCGATGTACTGCAAGCAGATGCAGAGCGGCTTCTGGGTCGCTGGCGTCCAGAAGAAATCTCCGACCTGGTACACGAACACGACCTGATGCCATTGGCTGCGGTGTATCATTGCCTTTTTCAGGCCGGCCATTTGGGTTTCTTCGGACTGGCCGCGTGGTGCGTGGTGGATGCAAATCCACGATCGGACTTCGGGGTGCGCCCGGCGGAGCTCTTCGGATGTTCGGTAGTTCTGGATGGATATAGTTTGACGGGTCATTGAGGATTCTCCTTTGTGTGTTTGTTACCGCACGTGTCGTAACGTTCGGTATGCTTTTTGCTTGTGTGCGCCGTCTACATATTGTTTGTCTGGGAATGTGGTTCGGAAGGTTTCTCCGCAGCCACAGGCGCAGATTCTTTTGGTGAGTGGCCTTCGTTTGCCCGAGAAAAGATGTATTGCCATCTCCATGGGTGGCTGCATTGGTTCGGGTTTGTGAGTATCCAGGGCCGGCCTTCTCGTTTGCAGTCCAGGCAATAGATGATCTTGTGCCAGTTGATCTTGTCCAGTTTTAGCGCTAGGCCTCGTCTGGGTCGGCTTTGCGAAAAGGGCTCGGCGCCGGGGCCGGCTCCTGGCGTCGCGCGGGTCAGAGACGCCTCAGGGCCTCCACGAGTCGGTCGACGTCGCCTCCGTCGTTGTAGGCATGGAGGGAGATCCTGAGCCCGCCCGCCCGGCCGCCGCAGACGATCCGGGACCCGGAAGCGAGACGCTCCGCGGTTACCGCCGGATCGT